CTGGTGGAATACTAGGTGCTGGTAACGCTTCTATTATGAAGAATCGCATTATCAATGGTGCGATGGTTATTGACCAAAGAAATGCTGGTGCTAGTGTTACTCCTACCGATGGGCAATTTACTCTTGATAGATATAAATTTAGAGTAAGTCAAGCATCAAAACTTACTTGTCAGCAAAATGCTGGTTCAGTTACACCACCAGTAGGATTTAGTAAATATTTAGGTGTTACTTCATCATCCGCTTATTCCCTTGGAAGTGGTGATTATTTTATTTTAGTGCAAGATATTGAAGGATTTAATACTGCTGATTTAGGTTTTGGTACTGCATCAGCTAAAACTGTAACTTTATCGTTTCAAGTTTATTCAAGTCTAACTGGAACATTTAGCGGTGCATTAAGAAATTCTGCGGCAGATAGAAGCTATCCGTTTACTTACACAGTATCTTCTGCAAACACATGGACTACTGCTTCAATAACTATTGCTGGCGATACATCAGGCACTTGGGTAGGAGCAACTAACGGAACAGGTCTTTCTGTAATCTTTAATCTTGGATGTGGCTCAACATTTACTTCTAGTGCTGGCTCATGGCAAGCTGGTAACTATACTGGTGCAAATAGCACAGTTTCCGTAGTAGGAACAAACGGAGCAACCTTCTACATTACTGGTGTTCAACTAGAAGTAGGAAGTAGTGCTACTGGATTTGAGTATCGTCAATACACTAACGAATTACAGTTATGTCAACGCTATTACTGGAAAAGAGATGGTTCTGTTACTTACAATACTGTTGGTTCTGGTGTAGCTGAAAGTGCATCAGTCGTGAGAATAGTTATTGATTATCCAACAACTATGCGAGGACAACCAACATTTTCCTATGGCGGTACTATTTATCTTCAGACAGGAGGATTGACTTCTGTTTCTTCTATAAATGCTCAATATGCAACGGCTGAATCTGGTTTTGTAATGTTTAATGCTGCAAGTGGAGTTACTGCTGGAAATGCGTTTGTTGCGTTTACTAATGCAGTTTCTTCTACACATTTTTTCCAAGCAAGTGCGGAGCTATAAATGTATAAACTATTTAAAGACTTTATTACTAATCAAAATGCTGGTGTAATACTTGATGGCAAAACATCTATCCCATTTGACCCTGACAACACAGACTACCAAGCCTACCTAAAATGGGTAGCTGAAGGCAATACACCATTACCAGCGGAGAATACATAATGACCACAGTAATAAATGGTTCAAGCCCATCAATAACATTTAGCGATTCAACTACGCAATCGTCAGGTATTACAGCTACGGCTGGTGTAGTTGGCGTAGCTTCAGGCGGCACTGGTTTATCTTCAACACCTGCTAATGGTCAACTAGATATTGGTAACGGCACAGGATTTACAAGAGCAACCATTACAGCAGGAAGTGGAATTTCTGTAACAAATGGTGCTGGTTCGATTTCTATTGCTGCCACAGGTGGTGGTACTGTAACTTCAGTTGCTACTGGTAACGGACTATCAGGTGGAACAATTACTTCTACTGGAACTTTAGTAGTTGCTTGTCCTACACATAATACTGTTGGTAGTTATGCTATGGGTTTTGCTACACCTTCTCCTAGTTTTAGTTTTGGAAGTAACTATGCGGCTGGTGCTGGTAGCCAGCAAATGCGAGTGGGATTTATATCACAAGCCTGTTTTGCAAATACTGGTGATGGCGGAAATGTATTGTCAGGAACTTGGAAATGGATGTCTGGTTCAACTGGTTCTCAATGTTGTGGTGTTATTTGTCGTGTGTCTTAAAAGGAAAAAATATGTTTACATTAAAATATGCTAAAGACCCAATTTGGAATGATGATACTGGTAATGCCATTCATCTAACAGTTCGGTTTGAAGAAATTAACGAAGATTTGCCATTTACCGCAACTTCTTTTGACCCTGAACCACATGGTCGTGATTTATTTGAAAGAGCAAAAGCTGGTGAGTTTGGTGAAATTGCACCTTATGTTCCGCCTAATACAACTCAACCTATTACAACTGGAACTTTACCCGCATAATGACTTACGGCATTTATCCTAATTCAACACCTGAATTTCGTACACTACAAAAAAATGACGGAACTATGGAAATGCAATTAAGGTATATAAATAAACCAATGAATTATGTTGGCAAATGGATGCCAGTTCAAACAGAAAAAGAAAATGATACAGAACACAACACCAACTCATAGTTTTACCTACGATGGTGCTCAGTTAAATGTGTATCACGCAGATAAAGGACAGGGTTTACCTAGTCATAGCCATTCCTATGCTCATGCAACTATGTGCAACGCTGGTTCTTGCTTAGTAAGTCTCGAAGGGCGTAGTTACACTATTGACAAAAATAGTCAACCCTTAAACCTTCCCGCTGGCGAATGGCATGAGATTGAAGCACTAGAAGATGGCACAGTTTTTGTAAATGTATTTGCTGAAGGTAAGAATTAAATGAATAATTCTATAAAGCAAACTGACCCACAAGTTCCAACAGAAACTATAGAAGAATAAAGAATGGCAGATTCCCTAGAGCGCATCGCTGTGTTAGAAGCTGAAGTAGAAAAACTACAAGAAAGCCAGAAAGAGATACTGGACTGTATCCATGCCGTGCGTGATGAGATGCTACGTTATAAAGGTTTCTTAGGTGGAGTAGCTTTCTTAGCTTCTGGTATTGGTATATTCTTAACAGTCTTCAAAGACTGGATTTTAAAACACTTCTAAGGTACTATGAGAGAAATATCAGTTGGTAAAAACCTTACTGCCAATACTCTAACAACTTTATATACTGTACCTACTCAGCAAACAGCACGTTGGCACACTGTCTTTGCACATAATTCTGGTGGCTCTACTAAACACTTTAGTTTGTGGTGGTACGATAAAAGTGCCAATACTGAAATTGTTGTTGTATTAGAATATAACTTAGCTTCTAAAACTTACTTTCAATTAGATGGTAATTCTTATATATTTTTAGAAGAAGGTGACGAGATTAGAGTAAAGTCTGAAACAGGTTCTGCTGTAAGTGTTATTGTTACTGTAGAGCAAGCCTTCAAACAAACAACTCAACACGGCTTCTAAGGATAACTATGCCACTCGCTAAAGGTAAGTCTCAGAAGACAATTAGTAAAAATATATCTAAGTTAGTAAAAGAAGGAAGACCACAGAAACAAGCTATCGCAATTGCATTATCAACCGCTAAAACAAAGAAAAGGAAGTAATCATGCCAATGGTAAAAGATAAGAAGTTTCCTTACACAACTAAGGGCAAGAAAGAAGCTAAGTCGTATGCTATGAAGACTAGTGCTAAAATGACTACTACTCCTAAAGCTAAACCAGCTAAAAAGATGGGAATGATGCGTGGCTACTAAACCCGGATTGTACGCAAATATCGCTGCCAAGAAAAAACGTATTGCTGCGGGTTCTGGTGAAAAGATGCGTAAGGTAGGCTCTAAAGGCGCTCCTACAGCTCAAGACTTTAAAGACTCTGCTAAGACTGCAAAGAAGAAGAAATAATGAAGAACGTAAAACACTATCTTAAAGATGGCACAGAATTTAAAGGTGCTACTCATAAAATGGCTAGTGGCTTATTTACTGGTAAAGAACACAGCAAGACTTCTGTAAAATTAGTCCACGCTAAAGATATTAAACCAAAGAAGAAATAATGCCAAAGAAAGCGTTTCAGAACCCTGAAGGCGGTCTTAATCAAAAAGGTAGAGACTACTACAACAAGACTACTGGCTCCAAGCTAAAGCCACCGGTCTCAGCAAAAGAGGCTGCAAAGTCTCCTAAAGCTGCTGGTAGACGAAAGAGTTTCTGCGCTCGAATGGGCGGTGTAGCAGGTCCTATGAAGGACGAAAAAGGTAGACCTACTAGAAAAGCATTAGCCCTCAAGAAATGGGATTGTTAATATATGGCAACAACATACTTACAAGCAGTTAACAGCGTACTTCGTAGACTAAGAGAGTCTGAAGTATCTACTGTTAGCGAAAGTGCTTACAGCAAGATGATTGGCGAGTTAGTCAATGACGCTAAGGCTTCTGTTGAAGCGGCTTATGGCTGGAACGCTCTTACAGAAACTTTAACAGCCACAACCAGTGATACTGTCTTTAGTCATTAACGACACTAGCAATACTTTTTTAAGACTTGCTCCTTTGTCATTTATGACACAACAGTTTTTACCTACAAGCCCACAAAAGGGAACCCCTAACTATTTTATCTTTAACGGTCAAGATAGTAATGGGGACTCACTTGTAGATTTGTTCCCTATTCCTGATGGGGCTTATGATATACGATTTAATGTAGTACTACCACAAGCAGCATTAACTTCTGATAATACTATTATTAAAGTACCTGCAGATGTGGTAATTCTAAATGCTTATGCAAGAGCAGTAGTTGAACGTGGAGAAGATGGCGGTATTCAGTCTTCCGAAGCCTATGCTTTAGCTAAGAATTTAATGTCAGACTATATTTCATTAGAATCTAATCGTTCTATTGATGATACTAATTGGATTCCAAGTTGAGTAAAGCGCTTGAGACTTCTTCAATTGCAGCGCCGGGATTCGCCGGTCTAAACCTTCAAGATGCTCCAACATCTTTAGAGGCTGGATTTGCTTTAGAAGCAACTAACTGCGTTATTGA